CGATGCGTCGGTTGCGTGGGCGCGAGCCAAGGATACCGCACTGGCTATGGAAAGCGCGAGCAAGGGCTTCATCGCGCTGTTCAACCACACACGCTACGCGCCGGATGGCAAGGGCGGCTTCACGACTTCGGCGATCAAGGGCGGCGAGGACCAGCATACCAGCCACGTGCACATTGAAGCGCCGGGGTCGATGTCGCCCAATGGCCTGAAGTCCATGGGTCAGGCGCAGATGGAGATCGCCAACCGGATGCGGGATCAGGCGCTCTTTCAGGCCAAGATACTTTCTGACTTGCAGGCGCAGGTCAAGGAAGCGTCTCTCCTGCCCAATGAGGCCAAGGCGTACGCCGAGGTCCAGAAGGTGGTCGACGAGGCGGCGCAGAAAGGCGTCGATATCAGCAGTGCCCAGCAGAAGCTGCTGTTCCAGCAGTATAAGGCGCTGATCGACCAGCGCACGGCGGCTGAAGCCATCAACAACCTCCGGATGGGCAATCTAGACAGCGAGAAGAAAGCGTATGTCGCGGCGCAGGCCAAGGCTGGCCTGACCTACGAGGACCAGCAGGCCGAGGATGCGCGCAACGCGGCGATGCTCCAGTACATGTCGAAGTTCGACACGGCGCAGGAGGCTATTTCCCACCTCAACGACAAGGACTTGCTGGATCAGCTCGCCATCGTCGACGCGTGGGCGCATCGCAACGTCCAGATCGACCGTGCCAAGATCGCGGTGGAGCAACTCGCTGCACTGGAGGACGAGCAGGCCAAGCGCGCTGCCGTTCGTAAAAACATGGGCCTGACCGGCTACGACGCCCAGCGTGCACAGGCGGTGCAGGATCAGGCGTTCTCGCTTGCTCAGCAGCGGCATCTCGATCCGCGTACGATGAACGACCCGAAGTTTGCCGAGCAGTGGAAGGAAATCAATCAGCTCGCCGAGCAGTACGGCGTGCAGCTCGATGCAGACCGCCAGCGTGAGCTTCAGTTGGCACAAGACCTAGGCCACGGCCTTCAGGATGGGTTGAAGCGCTGGGCGGACGAGGCGCGCAATCTTGCGGGCGGCATCTCAGACTTGATAGGCCAGACACTGAATGGTCTTACGGATGCGCTCACCGATTTCGTGTCTACCGGCAAGGCCAGCTTCGGATCGTTCATCAGCTCAGCCATCCGTGGCGTCGAGCAACTGATCATCAAGTTCTTGGTGCTCAAAGCCATAGAAGCGGCGATGAACTTCATCGCTCCGGGCAGCGGCTCTATGCTTGCCGGGCTGCATCACAGCGGCGGCATGGGCGGTAGTCCGTCCCAGAAGCGGGCGGTTGATCCGATGGTGTTCTATCGCGCTCCTCGTCTCCACGGCGGTGGCATGGCCGGTGACGCTTATCGCAAGATGATGGGCCTGAAGAGCGGCGAGGTGCCTGCGATCCTGAAGACGGACGAGCGCGTGCTCGATCCTAAGGAGACTAGGGCCTACAATGCTGGACGGGCCGCAAGCCGGATTACGGCGACTGGCAGGAGCATGGTCAACCAGAGCATGGTGTTTGCGCCGCAGGTTACCATCGACATGGGCAGCTCTGGTGACGACAAAGGCATGTCTCCACAGCAGAGCGAGCGCGCCAGCCGCGCCCTCAAGGACGAGATGGGCAAGTTCGTGCATGACTGGGCGATGAAAGAGAAGCGTCCGGGTGGGTTGCTCTATATTCGAGGGGTTAACAAAGGCTGATGCCCGACTTCACATTCGACCCACGCTTCCAGCTCTCTCCGGCGACGGTGCTCAACCCCGATCCGGGGTATAAGCAGCAGCATCAGCCGAAGGTGCTCATGGCGGACTTCGGTGACGGCTACGGCGCGCGTGCCGCTGACGGCATCAACAACGACCCGCTCAACGTGCCGGTGACGTGGACCAATGTCACCAAGGCTGAGCGCGACTACATCGTGAACTTCTTCAAGGACCGTAAGGGTTACCAATCGTTCTTCTGGACGCTGCCCGATGAAACGACGCCCAAGGCGTGGGTGTGCCAGCAGTGGGACGGGGACCACCAGACCGTTGACGGGTATATCGTCAGCGCCACGCTCCGACAGGTCTTCGACCTAGACACGGTAGCTCCGCTAGTCGTGTCCTCTATCGTGCTCGGCGGAGACAGCCAGACGGCCAACACCGGAGCGTATGCCGATCAGATTATCCCAGACCTGACAGCGCTGGGCATCACGTGCACCAAGGTCGCGGCAGGGTCGCGCATATTGGGCGTGTCCACGGACACGACCTCGGTGAATAGCCAGTGGGGGCATGTCAGCGAGATCATCGCTGCGGCACCGCAGGTCTACACCCACTGGCTGGGTCACAATGACTTCGGTGCCTACAGCGCGGCCACGGCGAATACCTACGTCAGCAACACGCTGGCTTTCTTCGCCTATCTCAAAGCCGCGCTGCCGAACCTGAAGATCGTCTGGATCATCCCGACCAATGCCGGAACAAACTGGGTCGGCGATTTCACCAACATGAATGCGTTCATCGCGGCGCTAAGGCCGTTGATCAGGGCGGGTGTAGACAGCGTTCACTATGATGCGTTCGCCGACTTCGGCGCGTACCCTGAGTTCGTCGACAACCTGAACGCCAACACCTCTGATGGCCTGCATGTCGCCGCTGGATCGAGCAGCGGGTACTTGAAGAATGTTCTGCGCGCGGTCGTCGACGCCTTCATCAACAACTACACTGGCGGCGTGCCGGGTGCGATCAATCTCGGAGCTGACCTGACCGGTGTGGGAACGAACGTCACTGAAACGATGGACGTGATCGTCAGCGGTTTGGCGGCAAATCGTGCGCTGACCAGCGCGGTTGCTACAGGAGGTCAGATCAAGCAGGGGTTTGGGGCCTACGGCTCTTCGATTGGATCGGGTGTGCTGTTCAACGGTGACGCCATCCGCGAGCAGGCAGTGACTTCGGCATCGTTGTCGACCACCACGACCTGCACCCTGATGCTCCAGCCGGGTTCGGTTGGAGACAGTCGCAGCTTCACGACGCTGAGTTCGTCTTCACGTTCTCCGCCGACCACGTTTGACAGTACGACCCAAGGCCAGCCTACGTGGGCGACTGTGGTGGGCGCAGGGCTCAGCCTGCAAGCAGCCGTAGATGTCGGTGCACCGTCATTCTGCGCTGTTCAGCAGGCCATGATCGGCGGACGGAAGATTTACTTAGAAGTCACGATCAACAGCGTTGGCTCGCCCAGCAACCCCATCATTTCCTTGCTGGACAGCACGCTGCTGCCGATAACGACGGCCACGCCCGGCCAGACCGTAAATCCGTCGCACGGCATTTCCTACAGCAGCACGGGTGTTGTCTGGTACAACAGCACCGGGTTCCCGGCATCAGGAAGCTATACGCTGTTCACTGCCGGTGACGTTATCGGCGTGTGCGCAAAGGACAATGGCGACGGTACGACGCAGGTATGGTTCCTTGACAAGAACGGTAACCCGCTGGTCGCAGGTGACGTTCCATGGTCGAGCGGTGGCAAGCAAGTCTCGTTCGCGGCCAATACGTTGCGCGCAGCCTGCGGTGTCCGCAATGCCGACAAGGTCACGATCAACTGCACTGGGCCGTTCGTCCACAAGACGGCGGCGGACCTTACTGCCGCTGGCGCTCACGCGTACGATGACGCATAGGATAGGTTCATGACGCTACCGAGCAGAGTATTTCAGATCGTTCGCCAGTTCTCCGTGGGGGAGCAGGTAGACCTGTTCCAGATCGACCTTACGGCGCAAGGCGGAAGCGTGTTCTACTGCACCAACAACGTCTTCGAAGAGCGGGTTGCAGTCAAGTTCGGCGGTAACACCTACACCTACCTGCCTGTGGCGTTCGACGACATCGAGATCGACGCCAACGCTGCCCCGAGCCAGCCGAGACTGTCTCTTGCCACTTGCGGCGGTCCTGTGGCGACGATGGTACAGCAGTATGATGATCTGCGCGGGGCGACTGTCACCCGCATGGTTACCTATGCCGAGTTCTTGGACGAGATGCCCGATGGCACCGGAGCTGTGGTCGCCAATCCTTCAGCCGATCCGACCGCCGTTGTTCGGCGCGAAGTATTTCAGATCGACCAGAAGGAGAGCATCGACAACGTAGCGGCCACGTTCCTGTGCGTCGCTCCGGTCGATGTCGAGGGGGCCATGTTGCCGAGGCGTATCGTGCGCAAGCGGTGGTGCGATGCGATGTACCGGGTCTACGACGCAGACAGCGGGGTCTTCATCTATTTCGCTCAGGCGGACGGCGGCTGCCCGTGGGGCAACACTACGCCAGATGGGGGCAAGTATTTTGACGAGTTCGATAACCCGACGACCATCGATAAGGACAAGTGCTCGAAGCGCCTGCAAGGTTGTTATAAGCGCTTTGGCTTTACCAACACGGCTGGCAATCTGGTGACCAACGTCACTCTGCCCGCTCAGATGTTCCCCGGTGTTCTCGCCACACAGGAGGCTGGCTAGTGGTTGACATCGTTCTTCGTTACCCCGATCCGTTTGATCCGTCAGTGTGCGAGGCTATTCGCCAGCATGCGCTCGCAGAGTACCCCAAGGAAAGCTGCGGGCTCGTGGTCGAGGAAGACGGAGGGGTGCGCTATCTCCCGTGCGAGAACATTGCCGCCGACCCGACCAAGGAGTTCGAGATCGCGTCGGATATCACGCTCAAGTGGATGCAACGGGTTGCACTGAAGGCGTGCGTGCACTCCCATCCGGACGGACCGGCTCACCCGAGCTTCAAGGACGAAGCCCAGCAGATCGCCTCAGGCGTGCCGTGGGGTATCGTGCCAATCCTAGCGATCAACCGCACGGACCCGCAGCCGACAGAAGAAGACCCTACGCCGGTAGGTGAGTGGAACGACAAACCGACGCTCTCTGCCTGCGATATCGTGTGGTGGGGAGACCAACTGCCGCGTGTGCCGTTGGAGAACCGCAAGTTCGTCTGGTGCATCTTTGATTGCTGGGCTCTGGTCCGTGACTTCTACCTTCAGGAGGCAGGCATCGTTCTGTACGAGGTGCCGTGTCACGAGAACTTTGTAGATCGCGGCGACAACATGTTCTTAACAAATGTGGAAAACGCTGGATTGCGGAACTTGGGCAAGATCAGTATGTCGGAACTTCGCAGGGGTGATATCCTGCTAGGTCATCTACGAGGAGAGCACCCGAGCCATGCTGGCGTTTACCTCGGAGGAGACGATTTTCTTCATCACCCGCCACGGAGTGTCAGCGGCGTTGCCAACTTGCTCCGCTGGTGGCCACACATTGACACGGTGTTGAGACATGACGGCTTTGACGAAGCTGCATCTTTACGGGCCGCTGGCTGATCGCTACGGCGCTGAGCATACCGTTCCGCTCGGGGTGACCATCCTCGACGCGGTGCGTATCGTCGAGTGCAACCATCCGGGCTTCCTCATGGCCATACGCAAGGGGAAGTTCCACGTGGCGGTCGGGGACGGTCGGCTCGGATACGATAACGACAATGGCGATATCGAGCTGTGCGGCAGCCGCGCCAGTCAGATATACCAGCATCAGGTCGGCGTGCCGCGTTCGCGTGGCGAGTGGCACCTCGTTCCTGCCATGGCCGGGGGCAAGAACTCCAGCACAGGCAAGATCATCTTCAGCATCATCATTGGTGGCGCGCTGCTCGCTACGGGCATCGGCGGCGCTTTGGACGCAGCAGCCTTGCCGGGCACCGGAGCATCTCTGGGCCTGAGCTTTGGCCTTGGCGCGTCGTCCGGCTTCCTTGGTTTGAGCTATGGCACGATTGCCCTGATGGGCGCGGGTTTCCTGCTCGGCGGCCTCAATATGTTGATCGCCCCTACACCCAAGACCAGCAGTGCCGACAAGAAGCCGACCAGTTTTGCGTTCGATGGTCCGGGCGAGATCGACGACGAGGGCGGACCCGTGCCGATCCTGCTGGGAGAGGCCATCATCGGCGGGGTGCGCGTTGCCAGTGCCCTGACCAGCGAAGGAGCCAATCCGGGCTCGCACCACGTCCATCCGATTGGTGGCGGAGCCGGTGGCTCCACTCCGGCGTTCCATGAGTACTTCGAGACCGGTAGCACGGGCACTACCGGACCCGGTGTCCAGCATCTCATGCTAGTCTGATGATGCACTGGCCCGCCATATTTGCCGGTGCTGGCGGCGGGAAGGGTGGCGACACCCCTACCGAAGCGCCAGACAGCATCTTCACCAACCAGATCGCGCGAGTGATCGACCTCCTGTCGGAGGGCGAGATCGAGGGACTGGTGGATGGGCTGAAGAGCGTCTTCTATAACGAGATCGCGCTTCAGAACGCCGACAACAGCTACAATTTCCAAGGCGCGACGGTGGTCGCCAACCACGGCACCACCGACCAGCCCGCCATCTCCGGTTTCGATGACGTGAAGTCGTCGGTCAGCGTGGCGCAGGATATGCCCGCCAACACGGGCAAGTCGATAAGCTTCCCCAATGACGGCGATGTCAGCACCGTTATTGTCACTATCTCTGGCAGCAATTGGTACAAGGCCGACGACAGCGGCAACGTCAATCCGACCTCGTGCTCGTTCAAGATCGAGAAGTCGGAGAACAGCGGGGCGTTTGTCCTCGTCGACACCTATACGATCAGAGGCAAGCAGAACGACGAGTTCGATATCGATTATAGGGTGCCGATTGACGACACGCGCGGGCAGACAGCGATCAGGGTCACCCGCACAACCGCCGACAGCTCGACGCTCAAGGACAGCAATGGGCTGACGTTCAAGAGCTACACGAAGTGCTCTGAGTACAAGCTCTCTTATCCCAATTACGCCATTGCTGCGCACATCATCAACGCCAAGCAGTTCGGTAACAAGGTGCCGACTAGGCAATATCGGGCTCGGGGTATCAAGTGCCGCGTTCCGTCGAACTATGATCCCGTCGCCCGCACCTATACCGGTCCGTGGGATGGGACGTTCAAGGCCGCCAAGGCGTACACCAGCAATCCGTCATGGCAGTATCTGGAGCTGGTCACCAACAAGCGCTTCGGCTTGGGGCAGTTTTTTCCAGAGGCGTATGTTGACCTGCCCAGCCTCTATATGCTCTCCAAATGGGTTGACGCCTACGAAGCGCGCTTTCCCGTTGGCACCGCAGGAAAGACCGATGACTATGACCCTGTAACGGGTTGCCACGGCGTGCCTGATGGCAAGGGCGGCTTCGAGCCGCGCTGGACGTGCAACGAGTGGATCACCACTAGAGGTCAGGCATTCGATGTCCTGAAGGACATGATATCCAGCTTCAGGGGTAACCTGTACTGGATGCAGGCCAAGCTGTGGGCGCTA